ATTTTGCTGGTAGAACTGTTCAGGCGTATTACTACAGCCATGCGGACAACAAAACATATTTACACTACAATAGTTATCCTTCAGATATTGTTAATGCTAGTTCACCTGTAGAAATTTTCTTTGACCCATTTCATTTTGCTTCTACAGGAACGAATCTTATTTTAGAAACATTTGAGCATGAACTACCATACACATATCAACACACTATTTTTAATATAGAAACTCGGATTGGGTATTTCAGTGGAGCAGTAAATTATATGTTGCAAAGCAGAGAAAGTAATTCTGGTGACATATTAAAAATGACCACATTAAGACACACACTAAAGACTAGGAAAATCTGATGAAGATAGGTAAATTTGTAAAAAACAGCGAAGGTATAGTTGAAGAAGTTGCTGAGACAACATCCTATGGTAATTGGGCAGAAGCAGAAGCAGCGGCAAAGATACTGAAAGCTGATAATGCAGACGATGAAAATGTATGTGGCGTATTTTTAGGGCATGAAACATCGCCAGACACGTATGTAATAAAAAGCATCATCTAACATACGCAATAAAAATGGAGCATAGCATGGTGTTCAAAACCATAGTTTGGCTGTTATTTATGTGCGTGACCTCAATAGCTAAATCAGAAAATTTACAAGAAGGAAGTCTAAATAATTACCACGGACCTGGTGCAACAGTATCCTCTAATAACACCACCACAGACACCTCAAGTTCAACTTCAAACACCTACAACGGAGCAGGGTCTAGCAGTCAAATGCCAGTAGGCAGTGCTATATCTCCTTCGTACATGAGCTCTGGTATGGACACCTGTCTAAAGGGTACTGGAGGTTCACTACAGACCTTGAGCGTAGGGTTTTCGTCTGGTGGTTACACTATCGATGAAGGGTGTACCAGGAGGCGTGACAGTAAGCTGCTTTCAGACCTTTCTATGAAGGTCCCTGCTATCGCATTAATGTGCCAAAGTCTAAATATCTGGAAAGCTATGTTTATCTCAGGAACACCCTGTCCGCTTTTGTCTAATGGACGATTGGTTGTGGGTAAACGAGCGTTCTTAATGATGAAAAGACAGCCCGAAGTTTACATCCCTGATTACAACAAAGACACTAAAGATTGGTACGACACTTTACTTAATATTGGAGCAGAAGAAACCGATGAAGAAGATACTAATACCTCTGTTATTGCTAAGTTCCGCAGCTCTATCAAATAGCCAGTATGATGCCCTAGTAGAATCCAGTGCAGCCATAGCTGCTCAGATTACCCAGGGGGTGCTCCTGGTAGGTGCTGCCACAGAGTACGCCCATCAGGGCGAAGCCTTATCAACAGGGAACCTGGCAGGGTCGGCACACATTACTACTGAGCAGCTCCAAGCGTACAATGATGCTTTATATGGAATAACTAGTTATATGCCACATGGTGACCTGCAAGAGGTCCTACAAAGTAAAGCAATGGACGAGCTAGAGCTTATGGACCAAGCTATAGAGTCGTTTACCTCTGTTGTTGTGGATATGTCTGCGGCACTGCAAGTACAAGAGATTAGCGCAGCTGCCGAAAGTCCCCAAGAAGAAGCTGATGTCCAATCATTTGTTACTAACAATGTCGAAATGCTAACGATTGACCAGGAAGAAATTGACACATACAACCAGGCAGTCACAGATACTGAGGTTCATGCAAATAATGCTTCAGCCTATTTAAGTGTCAGTGCCAATGAAGAAGCTGTGTCATTTCTTGAGCAATCTATAGAAACAGCTAACACTACAGCCGAGCAAACAACCATCTTTTATGATGCTAATCAGCAGTGGGTAGCTATGGGTTACAACACAACAAGAAACCTTACAGCTGTTTATCTTAATGGTCAGAACTTTGGTTTAGACCTTTATGTAACTGAGGCTGACATACTTGCAGCAGGTGCTAATTCTGAGTACTTCCAAACCAGTCCAGTTGCCCAGGGCTACAAATGCTTCATGAATCAAATGGACTGTGACATATGAGCTTAGAAGATGCAGAACTAAAGGTTGGTAACACAAGCTTTAAAGGTATATGGATAGCAGTAGTTATGACTATCGGTACAAGTATCGGCTCTACGGTATGGGTAGCAAGCAGCCTATATTCTCGTTTAGAGGCAGTAGAGTCCGTAGCTATTCCTGACATAGTTCCCCTGGAAGAAAAAGTTCTACTTATAGAACAAGAGCTAAAGGCTAATGACGTATCTAAGCTCCAGGGCAAACTAGCAGAACTAGGGACTAACCTGGTGGTTATCAAGGACCAACAGACAGGGCTGCTAACAATAAAAAACCAGGTCACCACCTTGGAGAAAGACATAGAGACAATGAAGAGTACTGTTAAACAAGCAGAGCTAATTGTTGCTGATATGACTGACTCAAAAGATACTTTAAATAAGCTTAAAATTGAGGCTTCAGACCTCTGGCAAGCAGTAGAATATCTAGGAAATCCCCTCAAGTAACACCCCCTTTACATTACACCTTTTAACCACCTAGACAACTTAGGAAGTCCCCCTATGGCTTTACAAGAAAAAGACGTACTGGATGTTGCTGCAGCATCAACTGGCGTTCTATCACTAGCAGCATGGCTGCCACCCACAGCATCGCTGTTCACAATTATTTGGCTAGGTATAAGAATATTTGAGACGCAAACGTGCCAATACTTAATTAATAAAACGAGAGCAAACATAAATGAACATCGAAAAAATAAAAGAAACCCTGATTAAACACGAAGGACTGGTCCTGGATATGTACAAATGCAGTGCAGATGTCTGGACTATAGGTGTAGGCCATAACTTAGAAGACAAAGGTATTTCTAATAGAGCAGCAATGGTGATGTTAGAAGATGACATCAACGATGCCTTGGATGACCTAGAAAGAAACATCACGTTTTTTTATTCGTTACCAGAAGCTGCTCAAGAAGCTTTAGTTAACCTGGCGTTTAATTTAGGCATCACCAGACTAATGCAGTTCAGAAAAACTTTAGGCTTTTTGAAAGAGCAAAAGTATACAAAAGCTGCTAACGAACTTCTTGATTCACGCTATGCCACCCAGGTTGGCTATAGAGCACTAGAAGTCGCTGAGATGATAAGGAGCTGTGACGATGTTGACTAATCTTATAGGTCCTATTTTTAACTTGGCTAAAGGTTACCTAGGCAATAAAGCAGAAGAAAAACAAGCTAAACACGAACGAAAACTAGAAGTAATTAAAAATGATGCCGATTGGGAAACTAAGATGGCAGAAGCCTCTGGAGCATCTTGGAAAGACGAGTTCTGGACTTTGGTTCTAGCTGTGCCTATTTTCATGGTTGGCTATGCTATTGCTATGAATGACATAGCTGTAATCGAAAGAGTCCACTTAGGTTTCCAGGCACTCTCTAAGTTGCCTGAGTGGTATCAATATCTTCTCTTCATTGCTATATCAAGTTCCTTTGGAATTAAAGGAGTTAGTAAGCTTATGGAGCTCAAAAAGTAGTTTTGTCCACCCTTAGAGAGACAAACTAGAAAAACAATAAGGAGTGTCTATGTCTGGCAAAGGTTCATCCCCACGACCCATCCCAAACAGAAAACAATACGAAGATAACTATGATGCTATCTTTGGTAAAAAAGAAGAGAAGCTAGAGTACAAGAAGTGTGAAAAGTGTGGTCAGTACTGGGAGACAGAAACTCCAGGTAACAACCACAACTGTCCATGTACAGAAGACATATTACAGTAAAAAGTTTCCTCAAAGAAAGTGACCAATTTCCCCTATGCGGTCACTCTATTCAAGTCTAAATAGGCTGCATCGGTTGTCGTAAAAGGCAATCGGTGTTTTTTTGGCAGTTGTGTCCACCCTTATAAGTCACTTGATTGTACGCCATACAAAGACTACACTCAGAGTTCAGTCGCTTGACTGGTTCGGGGTGGCTCCCTACAGCAGTTCAGACAACAGCCCCTTTGTCCCACTACGGTGGACCGAACAAAGGTAAAGAGCCCTGGGCCAGGATGGCCACGAAGGCACTACTCTAGAATCATATCGATTGATAATCTATTGTAGTTTCTAAGGGTTTTTTAATGGTGGGCCCAGTAGGACTTGAACCTACGACCAATCGATTATGAGTCGACTGCTCTAACCAACTGAGCTATGGGCCCTACTACTGAAAAACCTAAAAAAACTTAGAGACGGCAATTGATTTTATGCTTTAGAAACCACGATTGAAACAACTATTGAAACTATTGTTTCTCACCAGGCTCCTTCGGGAGCTTTTTTTATGTCTGAGGGAAATTACTATGACTACATACGATGTTGGAGAAATCATTTCTTACCGAGGCCACGATTGGCTGATAGACAAGATTAGTTATTTACGACTCGAAGTAATTGCTTTAACAAAGAAACGCTATGACCACAAAAAGCCAGATGGCTTTATCGGGTGGAGAGCAGTTTTCTACGTCCATAAAGATGATGGACACATAATCTAACGACAGGCTCCTTCGGGAGCTTTTTTTATGCCTGGGAGAAAATCTA